TTCGCCATCCCCGAATTCACTTTCGGATTTAGAGAATAATTGTTCAGAAAAATAAAGGAATGTTCTGATTATATTATCAACAACGGTTGTAGCTTTAACCTTCTTTCTTATCTCATTCCCCTTATCATCATATTCTACATATCCAATTTCATTATTTTCTCCGAATTCAGCATATACTTTCATAGCATCTGCGAATTGGATAACGGCTGAAAGAATACCATGTCTTCCAATAAGAGCTTTGGACATCTTTTGCATTCTTCTCTTCTGCTTGCCTGATATTCCTTTTCCTTCTGGTTCGCCGTCTCCAAATTCGCTTTCAGATTTTCCAAATAATTTTTCGGTGAAATAGAGGAAACTTCCGATCATATTATCAACAACAACTGTTGCTTTAACCTTTTTCTTTATTTCGTTTCCTTTATCATCAAAATCAACATATCCAATTTCATTTGCTTCTCCAAATTCGGCATATAATTTCATTGCATCTGCAAATTGAATAACTGCAGAAAGAATACCCCTTTTTCCTGTAAGTGCTCTACCCATTTTTCGGATAGCTGCTGCTTTTTCTTTTGTAAGACCTTCGGTTGATTCTATAAGAGCTGTTAAAAAGGTGCTTATGGAATAAGCTATATTATCAGCAACCTTCGTGAGATTAACTTTTTCTCCGAATATTGGTTTACCGTCTTTATCATATCCTTCGATAATTCTCATATTTTCTAGTTCTGCAAATGCTGAAACAGCTTTTGCAAACATTGAAAGAGCTAAAGACATCGACATTAGGACGCCTACCCCTGCAAATATTTTAGCACTATTTTTGATGAAAGCAGCGACACCTTGAACCCCTGTTTTACCTTCCGAGAGGGAAGCTAATCCTCCAATAAATCCATCAATAGTTCCCCCTATAAGATGAGTTAAAATAGTTCCTATATCATCCCCAGCCAATTCTTTACCAACCCCAACTAGCTCTTTTAAGCTTAAAGCCATTACTATTAAGGCCCCGCCCATAAGCATCATTGTTATCGCTCCTGATTTTATAATGGTAGAAAACCCCGGAATTCCTAATATTTCAAATAAATATATAGCAGATAATATGATAAATCCCATCATCCCAAGACCACCTATTATAGCCCTTTTTCCTTCATCTTTTTCTTCTTTAGATTTTCCTACAGCACTTAATCCCCCTTGAGATAATAGTTTAGCAACTTCTGCCATTCCTAATATTGCTAAGCTTAAGACTGCTAGACCCGCTGTCATCCAGAGTATTGATATGAATCCTTTTTTAGTTACAGGTTCCATAAAACTAAGGATTGTAAACATTAGAGCCATTGCTGCAACGATACCAACCATTATGAGAAGGCTTTTAACAATACTTCCTCCAGATTCACTTCCGAGTATTTTTGGTAAAAAATGAAGGGTTAATGCAAAAGAAATGATTCCTAAACTTAATGCTACCATTCCCAATCCCATTTCTGCGATAGTTTTGGTTCCTGTCTTGACGAAACGATTTGCTAAAGCAAGCATTCCAAACATTACAAGAAGACCTAGAACAGTAACTCCTAAAAACATAAGAACATCTGTAGGTTTGGATAATCTTAAAATCATTGAAGTTAACAACAGCGATCCTGCAAATGCAAGTATTCCTAATCCGAGATAAGCAAAACTAAGGGAAATATCTTTAATAGGTTTAGCTATATCTTTTAGTGTTTTAGCAATTTTCTCAAATGTTTTTACAGCTCTATCTACTTTTCGAGTACTTCTCGTCTCCCCTTTCTCCTCCATGAATTCGTATAAGCTCTGTAGGGTGCCTAAAGCCATAGAGACTTGTCGCTGTTTTATTTTCCCTAAAGAATCCATGCCTTCGGCTAATTCGGGTAAACTTCGACCGAGTATACTTAGAGAATCTGCTACATTTTTTAAGCCTTTTCCGCTATTTTTAGTTTTATTTCCTATAGCAACAAATTGCTCCATAAATCTAAAGAAAGCTTTTATAGATTTTGGTTTGACCTTTCCAAATGATAAAAGAGCAGGTCCTAAATTCGATAGAGCTCCAATTTTATCTTTTACTTCTCCTCCTACTCCCCCAGCTGCAGGACCAGGTGATCCTTTACCCCTAGTGTTTGCTTCAATTTTTCCAAGGGTTTTAAGAATCCCGTATAATAGTTCGTTGGCCTGTAGCATTTATAACTAGATTTTATTTATATATCTCCACCAAATAAAAAAGGTGCTCGAAGTGAGCACCTTTAAAATCTAGGTTTAGGTATATTCGGTAAATTGATTTTTGGAACCTTAAATCCCCCATAATCAGCTTTTCTACTATCGGATTTCGGCTGTTTAATTTGGGCTTGTTTTTTAGCTTCCATCTCGTCCTTTTTATATCTTCTTTCCTCCTCTTTATTAAATTCTTCTAATTCCTGAAGAAGATACTCAATTTCATAAAACTCCATAGGCAAAAGATCCACAGGAGGAATATGAAATCTATTCGCAAAGATAAACTCGATCTTAAGCCAACTGTGAAAACGGATCTGAAATAAGGAAAATAGATTTAATCCCGCCCTGAAAGTTTAGCGGGATAACCCGCTCTCCTCCATTTTCATCTTTATATTTAAGAACCGGATTAATAGCTTCTGCAAATATCTTTTTAACCTCAGTCAATAAAGAAATTTCTACTGCAGACCAGTTATTAGACTCCATAACATATCTCTCGTAAGATGCATCATTTAATCCTCTCCAATCCCCAATGATAAACGGAGCAAAACTTATAAAGTCCTCATCAAATGGTTCCCCTGCTTGTCTTTTTCTATTAATATATTGTTTCAACCAGTTTGTAACTCCTGTAGCTGGGAGATGAACTCTTAGTTTTTTTCCATTTTTAAATGTTAAGAGGATACATCTTTCTTCGGGAGAATAATATTTCATAATTCTATCATCAAATGTGATATAATTAACCATATCTTTTACAACATCAATTTTTGCTGTTTCAGAAACTTTTACTTGGAGTTTATTTTCCCCCTTTACAAAGGTTCTTTCTCGAATAGCAAGAATAACATAAAAACGATCTACTTCTTTTAGATCTCTCCATGATGCAAAAGCATTGTTAGGATATTTAATATTGCAACATCTTTCGAGAACATAATTAAGCATGTCATCTAAAAGGAAGAGATCATCTTCATTTAGAGTTGACCAGTGTCTTATTTCTGAGGCTGTTGCCGAGCGAATAACTACTTCTGCTCCTTCTGGATAAAATAATCCCTGAGTAGGAAGATCGGTTATCTTTAGTCTTTCCCATCCTAATTCATTTTGAGGGTCTCTTGATTGAGCCATCGGAATTGGAGTAATTCCGCCTGGGATAGGACTTATTGGAGGACCTACTTGTCCTTCTTTTTGTTCAACAAATTCTTTTAATTTTTCTTCATTAATTTCTGGCATAGTTATAGAATTTTATACGATTTATCTATATATTATTATACACCAAAAAACCTGATAGTTTTAAACAAAAAAAGAGGGTTTTAACCCTCTTGATATGTAATATCCATTGCTTTTTTAAAAATTCTTTCGATTGAAGCTCGATCCAAATCAGTATAATTCTTTGTATCTGTAATTAATTCTAAAAAATAATCCATTAGTTCCTCTTCAACCCCAAATTCATTCTCATTTTTTTCAACACCTTCTTTCTCAAAGTTTTCTTTCCCAGCTTGATACATAACATCCCGAATTTCTGGCGGAACTCTTTCATCGTCTTCTGGCCATGAAGGTACCCCAGCCTTTAATTCATTTAGCTCTTCGAGATTTTCGCAAATAAGTTTTTTCATGTTATTTCTTTTTCTTATCTGTTACTCTTTTAGGGGGTTTCTTTTCGCCTCTTAGAATTTTAAAATCATTACCGGTGATTTTTTTATTTTCATCGGCATCTATTTTATGTTGTTTTCCTTTAAGTCTTTCAGAAAGTTCTTCAAGGCTTTCAGCTACTAGTTTTACTACTGCCATAATCTTTAGATTTATATTAAACTATTGTTTCATCCCATGAATCGCAAGCAAGTGTATAACCTTCGATCCTATAAATTTCCTCGCTCATGTAATTTATTTCAGGCACATTGAGAGGAGTTATTGGGAATACATTGTAAAGTTTCCACTGCCAATAAGGATTATTAGCTCTATCATAAAGGGTAATTAATGCCCAAGGAGCTACATAATCAGCTTTGATACCAGTTCTTCCTGTTAGAGGATCGTAAACTAAGTCATTCCATTTTCTGAGGGTTTTAAGAACATAAGCACTTGGAGTACGATTTAAGTTCACTTCAAAAGAGAGAGCAACGTCCATCGTAGTCTTGTCAGGCTTAGCTCCAGCAAATCTCCTGGTTGCCCATTTATACTGCTGAGAAACAGGAGTTGTTGGGAATGAATTGGATTCCAATCCACCTATACTTATAATATTTTCAAGTAGAAGATTCGTATTCTCTTCTGTAGAGCCAACACCAACTGGAAGGGAGATCTGAACTGTAAATAAGTTCAAATATAGCGGTTCATAGAGTTCTTGTGCTGCTCTAGAACTTCTCCAGTGAGGCATTCCGAATGTTCCTTGACTTTTGAAATTTTCAGCCATATCGCGTTACTTTTATTTTATTTATTCTCTATTAAAGTGTACTATTGCTGCCTGTGCTTACGCCGCCAGTTTTGTATACTGTAATTCTCTGAATAATTTTTTCCATTCCTTTAGTAACCCATACGCCAATATCGATAATTGCAAGACCTTCATCAACGACATCTGGTGTGTTGTTTGATTCATCCATCGTGATCTGGTAATTAATAAGAGCTCCTGCATCTTTCATTGATTCAAGAATAGGAGTTACTGCATTTATGATAGTAAGACGAGTTACTGGGTTATTAAAATCGAATACGTAATTCTTAAGGACTTCTTCAACCTGTAGTTCAATTGTGTTAAGAAGCTCTCTCACATGTAAGTAGTTGAAATCGCTCTTTACAGTCTGATAAGCCGTTCTATTTGCATAGATAAGAACTTCACCTGTTGATGTTCTCTCAATAATTGAGTTATATCCAAATGGTTCTAGGTAGCTTCTATCTTCTTTGTCGAGCATATATTCTACACCTGCAAGATTAGGATTAGAAATGATACCATTTTTATTAGCTACAATAGCGTATGGATCTCCTCCTAAGAATTTCCTTACAAAGCTGTTTGAAATATCAGCAGCTGGTGGAACGAGAATAACTTTATCATTCTCAGTATATTTTAAGAATGGTCCGAATACACCGGTGAACTTTGATCCATTGTCTTCATCAGGAAGAGTAAATCTGAAGCTTCTTGGCATATCAGGGTTACCTCCTATTGGAATATACTCAGTGCTAAATATTGGTTTTGGATCAACTCCACTAACAAATGTATCGCAGAAGTATGGATTTTGGCTTGTTGCAAATTGAGTTATTGAAGGTGCACTTAAAATAGCAGTACATTTTCCTCTTTTCTTAGCAAGTCTGGAAAGATAAACTTTACCTCCCAAATTAGGTCTAAGACCATAAGCCATTGTGTCAACAACATATCTGAAGTTGATCATATCTGGATTAACTAATCCTCTGATAATTCCTTCATCCTCAAGCATTGAGTAAATCTTCTCAACTCCTTCTTCTGCATTTGGAGTTCCAGTTGTATTATAACCTGGAAGATGGTTGGAAGTAAGTTTAAGACCAGCAAGAGCAAGGAATTTATAACATGTAGCTACAGATGCATCGTCGATTGGCATCTGAGTGGTTATCGTAGTTGCTCCTGCACCACCATCGATAGGTTCTGCTGTTTGTAGAACGTAAACTCCAGTAGGAGAACCATAAGTAGAAATATCATCTGTAAATATTTTAGAAATTACATAAGTAACTCCGGGAATACCATTTTCAGCTAATGCTTCATCTTTTTTAACTAAAGTACCAATACTAATTTTATTAGCATCTGACATATTATCAAGATAGAATTTTTTCCCTGTGGTTGTTCCTTCTTGATAAGTAGTGATTGTTAAAGTATTATGGATAACTTCATTTAATACACTAACATCATAACTTAAAAAATTAGATTGTATACTAACACCATCAACTCCAGTTAATGTTGAAGGTTCCCAAATTGCAGGAGATACAAAAACTCTTACATTGGAAGAAGCATTTGGGGCGCTAAATAATGATACATCTGTATAAACTGCATCAGATATAAAAATAGAAACATCTTGAGTGGTTCCAGTTGAAATGGTATGAACTGCTGGAGATATTAAAACAGAAACATCAATTGGAATAGTTGCAGAAGCATCGGTATACCAAACGGATGCTTCCCAAATTGCAGGAGATATAAAAGCATCATAACTAACCTCAACTTTGTTTATTCCTTGGTCAATAAAACCGTGACCAACTAAATCTACTAAATGTCCTGCGGCTAATATATCTGAACCATCTCCCATTTCCCATTGTCCCGATTCTTCATCCCAGATAAGTTGATCAAGAGCATCCTGATTAACATTAACCATAACACCCGTTAAAGGAGTTGAAGCATTAACAATATCTTCAATATTCTGATTTGCTCCGGTTTGATCTCTAAAATCTGGGATAAATGTTCCAATCCAAGAACCAACTAAGCTAACTTGTGGAAGATTAATAAATTGATTTAATTTTGCAGGAATAACTCCTTTTGTATTAAAATAAGCTGAGAAGAACGGATCAGAAGATAGGTTAGTATAATTTGTCCAGTCTCCTTCAATAGCTATAACTTGGATAAAATAATCCTTCATTAGATCATAAGGACGTATCCATTCATAAGGAATAGCAGTGGTTGAACCATACCAATCCTTTGCCATGACACTATATCCCTGAATTCCTACGGCTTTTCTTACAATAAATGAAAGAGTTTTTGTTCCAACATTCGATACCTGTAATAGAGAAGTACTTTCAATGCTATTAACTCCTTCTTTATTTCCAGCAACTCCTAATAGATAATCAGGATCAGCTTTCCAGAATCTTTCTCGGTTGAAGAAATTTATATATTTGTCAGTATAGATTCCCTTATTTGCAGTAGATGAATCTAATGATAGAGAAGCAAAACCGCAAATCTCCGTTGAAGAATCCCCAACGTTAAGAAGGTTCATAGCAAATACAGGTGCTTGAAGTAAGCAAGTATCAATTGATCTCTGAAAGAAAGATCCTTTTTTCTCTAACTTTTTGTCTATATCTCCAAAAAATCTGTAGCGATCTCTTGTAGAACGAATGAATGTAGGAGCATTGAAAGGACCTACTTTTGAGAATCCAACTACCAATCTTAATGACTGAGTAGAAACTGTAATTCTTTCAGACTGATCTACTTCGACAGTATATACGCCGGCAGCTTTAAATTGGGATAGATCTAAAGAAAGTTTTGCCATATTATTTCATTTATTTTTATTATTTATTCGTCAAAAATTTAAGGAAAATCTACTTTCTGACTTTTCAAATAATGTC